AGAGCGATTCGGCGGATGCGGTCGCGGCGATTCACGTCGTCGAGCACTTCTACGAATGGGAAGTTCCCGAATTGCTAACGGAGTGGAAGCGGATTTTGAAACCCGGCGGAAAGATGATCTTGGAACTGCCCTGCATGAATAAGGTCGCGGACTACATCGGCTGGTGCTCTCAGAACAAACAAGACATGCTGCCGTTTATGTCGATACAGGCGCTGTACGGGGATGCGGGGCCAAGCCGCAATGAAGCGATGGCGCACAAGTTTGGATGGTTCACCGCACCGTTGATCCGTGTTCTGGAGTCGATAGGGATGCGCGAAGTGACGGTGTGTCAGTGTAGGTACCACTTTCCGTGCCGCGATATGAGGCTTGAATGCACGAAGTAATTCAAAAACTAGAAATCAATTCGATTCCAGAACCCAATACGGGTTGCTGGTTGTGGACTGGCGCTACGTTTCATAAGGGGCATGGTGCTATCAGATTTAGGGGCACGCAATGGAAAGCGCACCGAGTTTCATGGACCGCCAACATTGGCGAGATTCCGCAGAGCATGTGTGTTTTACATAAGTGCGATACGCCTTGTTGTATTAATCCGCGCCACCTGTTTCTCGGCACAAAGGGCGACAACAACCGTGACAGAACAGCTAAGAATCGTGGGGCTAAGGGTTCACGCATGGGAACGTCGAAGCTCAAAGAATCCGACGTTCAAATTATTAAACAACGACTCAGGCAAGGAGCAACGGCTGCTGACCTTGGCAAAGAGTTTGGTGTAAGCAATGTCGCAGTAAGTCAGATTCGCCTCGGGCGTACATGGAGACACGTCGCGTGATTGCAGGCGTGGTCTCTCCAGCCGAGAGATTCGATCAAATGCAGCAAGCCATCCAGCGCGGCTTGCCGTTCCTCAGGAAAGAGAGAGATTTCCATGACGACAAACTCTCGATTGTCTGCTACGGGCCGTCGCTTCTGGATACATGGCGGTCCATACCTGAGAACAATCCCTTACTCACGGTCTCTGGCGCTCACGATTTTTGTGTGGCTCATCGCCGCATTCCAGACTTTCACGTCGAGATTGACCCACGGGCGCACAAGCCGCTGATGCTGCGGCAGCCACAGGAGGCTACGCGCTACCTGATGGCTTCGGTCTGCCATCCCGATTTCTGGGACATCCTCGAGGGTAAGGAAGTCGAACTCTGGCACCTGATCGACGGAAACGAAACGATTGAATGGGTAAAGGCGCATCACCCGGCGGGAATGGATTGCCTGATTGGCGGCGGCTGCACGGTTGGGCAACGGGCGTTGAATGTCGCCGCGGCGTTGGGCTATCGGCGCTTCGACGTGTTCGGCATGGACTGTTCGTTCAGCGATCAGCGCCATGCGGGGCCACACACGAACGAAATACAGCCCATCATCAAGGTCGAGTTTGCCGGAAGGGAATTCCGTACGACGCCGGGGTTGTGGCAAGCCGCACAGGAGATGGCGCATTTCATGCTGACCGCCGATGCGGAGATTGACTTTTTTGGAGATGGGCTGCTTCAGGAAGTGGCCCACACGTTGAGGAGAAAACGATGAGTGATTTTGCGACAGCAGGATGGGCGACCGAATCCTGGAAGCCCAACACCTCTAAATTGGCGGTGTTCTTTCACCGCGTGCAGAAGAAAAACGAGTTCCAGTCCGAGAAGCAGGGCCGTCCGGTCTTCATGGAAGAAATCAATATTGTGAAGATTCCGGCGGATCAGTTCCTACGCATCGACCGTAAGGCGACGAAGGAAGACCTCGAAGAGTTCCGCGCCGAGTATGAGCACTTCCTGAAGACGGGCGAAAGCCGCGTTCTGGGCACGCCGATTGAGATGTGGCACGCGGTCAGCGAAATCCAGAAGGCCGAGTTCAAGGCGGTCGGCATTCAGACCATTGAACAGGTTGCGAACCTCACCGACGCCGCTCTTCAGAAGTGGATGGGCGGCGCCGAACTGCGGCAGAAGGCGCGTGTCTTTATCGAATCCGGTAAGGATGCGGAGCTTGTCGCGAAGATCAAGGCCGAAGCCAACGCCGAGATTGAGGCGATGAAAGCGCAGATGGCGGAAATGCGAGCGATGTTAGAAGCGGCGACAGCGCCGGCGGGTAAGAAGTGAGCTTTACCGTTCTGGAACTCGCCCGTCAGGCTACGGCGGAAATGGGGTTGTCTCAACCCGCTGTTGTCGTCGGTGCGCCCGCCAACCAGACGATTCAACTGTTAGCGCTCATCCAGCGCTTGCTGAAGGATCTGGTGCGCGAGCACGAATGGCGGCGTCTGGTGAAGACGTATGTTTTCCAGACGGAAGAAGCCATAGACATGACCGGCGATATCGCGGCGACTGGAGATTTCATCATTACGACGTTATCGAGTACGGCGGATCTTGAAGTCGGGGACGTGATCAGTGGATCGGCTGTTGCGCCCTATAGTGAAATCGCAAGTATCGACTCGGCAACACAGGTGACTATGAACATGCCGTCAACGAATTTCGGTTCGGTGGCATTCCTATTCGCCCGGCAGGATTACGCCCTGCCGGGCGACTTCGACCGCATGGTGGCGGATACGAACTGGGACCGCACGAACCACTGGCGCAACCTCGGGCCGAAGTCCTCGCAGGAATGGCAGACTCTACAGGGCGGGATTATCTCGACAGGACCACGTGAGCGCTTCCGTATTTACGGAAACAAACTGCGGCTGTGGCCCGCACCGACTGAGGTCCAGAACATCGCTTACGAGTATGTTTCAAAATATGCCGTGATCGCATCCGGTGGAACGCAAGGCACTAAAGAAACGTTCACGGTGGATACCGACACCTGCGTTTTCCCTGATGATCTGATGTTGGCGGGCCTCAAGTATTACTTCCTGAAGGCCAAGAAGCTGGACTTCGGCATCGAGATGAAGGAATACGCGGAAGTGCTCGCCACGCGCAAAGGTCAGGATATTCCCTCGTCTGTAGAATCGCTGTCACCGTCTCGCGCACCTGAACTGATGACGCCTGCCGCTATACCAGAGGGAACCTGGGATCTGTGATTTCGCTGGATAACATCAGAGTTCCACGTACAACCAAGAAGACTTCGGAAGTCACCGTTGCGGCTCCGGTAGGCGGGTGGAATGCTCGCGATGCACTCGGCCACATGGACAAGCACGATGCGGTGACGCTCCAGAACTTCTGGCCGGGAACTAACAACGTGGTGCTGCGGAAGGGTTACGACGACCACGTCACGGGCATCACCGGCCAAGTCGAGACGCTGATGAACTATTCCAGCGGCACGGCGGAAATTCTCTTCGGTGCAGCGGGAACCAGCGTCTACAACGTCACATCGGCGGGTGCTGTCGGTGCGGCAGTCTTAACGGGCATGACCAATGCCCGATGGCAGTACGTGAACTTCACGGTGTCCGGTACGGCGTCGTACCTGTGCATGGTCAACGGCGCAGACGAATATCAAGTGTTTGACGGGGCGGCATGGCACGATGACGGCGACGGCCCGCCGTACGACATTACCGGCGTCACGTCGACGACACTCTCCAACATCACGGTCTTTAAGAACCGCATCTGGTTCACGCAGAACAGCACGTTAAAAGCGTGGTATTTGCCGATCGACGCGATTGGCGGGGCGGCGACGGCACTGGATATGTCCTCGAACTGCAAGAAGGGTGGCTACCTGATGGCCGCAATGACGTGGACATTGGATGCAGGCTACGGCGTTGACGATTACCTGACGTTCATTACTTCCGAGGGCGAAGTGCTGGTGTGGCGCCTGACCGATCCGACAACGCCGACAGGGATTGCGTTGATTGGCGTCTGGCAGATTGGTGCTCCGGTCGGTCGTCGCTGCTGGCTGAAGTACGGCGGTGATCTGCTGTTGATCACCAATGACGGCGTGGTTCCCATGTCGAAGGCGTTGCAGAGTTCACAGACCGACCCGCGTATCAGTATCACCGACAAGATTCAGTCCGCCATGTCGAGCGCCATTCGTTCGTATGGTTCCAACTTCGGCTGGCAACTGCTGTTATTCCCCCGAGAAAACCAGTTGTATCTCAACGTGCCGGTATCGGCGGGCGACAACCAGCAACAGTTCGTGATGAACACGATTACGAAATCGTGGTGCAACTTTACCGATTGGGAAGCGAATTGTTGGGAACTGTTCAACGACGAGCCGTACTTCGGCAGCAACGGCGTCGTGTACAAGGCGTGGACGGGCACGACCGACAACGGTGCCGCGATCCAGGGACTCGCGCTTCAATCGTTTCAAGCCTACGGCGGCGCACGGCAGAAGCAGTGCAAGATGATCCGCTATCACCTCGCCTCTGACGGTGTGCCGCAGATTTACGGCGATGTGAACGTGGACTATGACCTGTCGGACAGGGCCGCGGAGTTGATTGGTACGCCTCTGGCGAGCGGCGGCATCTGGGATACCTCATTATGGGACTCGGCCATGTGGGCGGGCGGTCTTGCGCCTTCAGCGGAATGGCAGGGGGCCACAGGCATTGGTTACACCTTCGCGCCTTTTCTCAAGACCTCATCGTCGGGGATTCAACTCCAGTGGACGGCAACGGACATGATCTTCGAGGCCGGCGGCACGTTGTGACCGTGGTTTACGGCCCCGCGATTGGGAGTTGGATCGAGCGGAAGACGGGCGGCAGCTACGACCCGCGTGCGGTGAGTATTGGCCTTGTCAGCCGCAAGGGTATTCACGCAGGCATTCTTTACGAATGCTGGAACGGCGCCACGGTGATGGCGCACATGGCTGCGGAAGGTTTCTTAACCCGTGAGTTTCTGTGGGCGAATGCCGACTATGCGTTTCGGCAACTGAAGCTCAAAAAGATCGTCGCGCCGATTTCGAGCAAGAACACGCGGATGCTGGATATGGCCGCGAAGATGGGATTCACCTACGAAGCCATGATCGCAGACGGCCACCCGGAAGGGGATCTCGTATTGATGACGCTCGCTGCAAAGGATTGTCGGTTCTCAGGAGAGAAGTATGGGAAAACCCAAACCACCCGAAACGCCTGATTACGCGGGCGCGGCACAAGCACAAGGCGCGGCGAATATCGACGCGGCACGCGCAACCGCCAAGCTCTCGAATCCGAACATGGTCACCCCGTATGGCAACCAGTCGGTGACCTATGACGGCGATATTCCGACCG